GTTTAAAAAAGAAGTGGAAAGAGCAGCTATATGTAGAGCTTGCTGCATTACCAAAGGCAAGAATAGTTGAAGCTAAAGCTATATTAATATTTGATGTCAATAGGAGAAGGGACTGGCAAAACTATGTTCATCCTCTTTGGCATTTTGTAGCAGATGCATTGCAAGATGTGGGTATAATAGAAGATGACACGCCAGAATACTTTACAACCAAAAAAAATGGGGGTATTGAATTTATGGTAGAGAAGGATGAAACAAAATCGAAGAAACAGATAAGAAGAACCGTCTTGGTTTTAGACCTGACGACGTAAAACCTTTAGATTACGGTGGTGGAAAAGCATCACTTTGGGATGGTCGTTGGTCTTTTATAGCCAAGCAAGAATGTATAGATATCGTAAATAATGTAGAGCCAGAATTACGTGAATCCAAAAGATTCGAATTACCTTGTGAAAAATGTGAAGCATCACTTTCATGTTTAACTGCAAAAGAAAAAGAAGTTGGCTCAATAATGTTTGACAGAGAATATAAAACTAAGCCAAGGTCATCAAGTTCATCATTATTTCCTTATACTGTGATGGAACCAAATTTAGACGAAAATAGTTACTTAGTAGAAACATTTAATAAAGACTATCAGGGTGGACAAAACATGTGGGTAGTTAGTGGATGGGATTTAGCTTGGTCAGAAAAAGCAGGTGGAGATTATCTTGCAAAAGTAACTGCATCTTTTGATATGGAAACTGGTATAAAAACAATCTTAGATATTGATAGATGGCAAAAACTATCCTTTGAACAGCAATGTAAATTAATAGAACACCACAATGAAAGATACAATGAAGACTTAGTTGTTATCGAATCTGACTCTGCACAAATGATTTGGGCTCAATATCTTGAACAAAAAACTACTCTACCTATAATGAGGCATAGAGCTGGTGGTAAGAAAGACTTACAATCAGGAGTGCCGGGATTACTGATGGATTTAGAAAGAAAGGTCTGGAGAATCCCATATAATAAAAAGTCGCGTAATATGGATAATGTGAAAGCTTTTTTAACAGAAGCAGAAGCTTTCGGATGGAAGAACGATAAACTCGAAGGAGTTGGAGAACACGACGACCTAGTCATGGCTTGGTGGCATTGTAACTTCGGCTTAGAGAGATACAAAAAAATAGCATCTTGGGGAGCCTATTAATCAATGGCAGAACAAAAAAGTAGTAGATTTCAGAGAGCGTTAGAGTTCTTGAACCGACCTCCTGAAAGAACTGTAAATAAATTACAAAATGAAATAAATAATCTCAGTAGTAAAAGAGATATTAACCTTGACCCAGACAGAGTAGATTTAAACGGTCCAGTATACGGATATAATACCAACGCAGGTTATTTTCCAAACACAAATGATGTTGGAGATGGTACTGGTAACTCAGCAGTTGTTGCATGTCTTGAAGTTTTATCAACTTCTTTCTCAGAAGCACAACTTGAAGTATACGAATTAGACAAAGACACTAATCAATACGAAATAGTTCACAACCACCCAACTTCAAATTTATTCAAAAGACCGAACCCTTATATGTCCGGAGAACTTATGAACTCCTATTTAATGTATTCATTACATGCAAACGGTAACGCATATATATTCAAAAGAAGAAGTGAAGCAGGTAGAGTTGTAGAATTGCACCCAATTATGCCTCACATGATTAGTCCACGAGGAAATACAAAAGAACTAATAACACATTTTGATTATGAACTTCCAGATGGAAAAGTTCAAATAGCTAGAGATGACATGATACATGTTCGTTTGAATATGGATGCTAATGACCATAGAGTAGGTAGAGCACCATTAAAAAATGTTTTAAGGGAAATAATCGGAGATGAAGCAGCAGGACAGTTCGCAACTTCTTTATTAACAAACATGGGAGTGCCGGGAGTAATCTTATCCCCTAAAGGTGGAGATGATATATTTGGTGGACCAACAAAAGAACAAGCTGAACAAATAGCAGAAGCTTATAAATCTAAATTTGGAGGAGCAAACAGAGGAGCTCCAATGGTACTGTCTGGACCAATGGACGTAGACGTAGTCGCTTTCTCTCCAGACCAATTAAATTTAAACGACCTTCGTAGAATACCTGAAGAAAGAGTATCAGCTGTTCTTGGAGTACCGGCAATATTAGCTGGACTTGGAGCAGGTCTTGACGCAGCAACATATTCTAATGCTAGGGAACTAAGAGAATTCTTTACAGAAAACAAGTTAGTACCAATGTGGAGAATAATTGGTCAAGAAATTACGCATTCATTACTAAAACAAGATTTTACCGATAACAATGATATGGTTTGTAAATTCAATACAGATAATGTTAAATCATTAGCAGAAGACAGAGCAGAACTACTTAAATCAATGGATATTGGTGTTAAAGGTGGTTGGGTATCAATAGCAGAAGCACGACAAGCTATTGGATTACCAACAAATGATTCTCATAATATTTATTTAAGGTCATTGCAATGGAACCCAGAAACAGGGGACCAAAGTGGATTAGGTAGTAATTATGAAGGAGACCCGATAATCGACGCAGAACCAAAACCATTTGATGAACAAGTTGTTACTGAAGAATCGTTAATGGATGAAGGTTCAACTATTGGAAAATCAAAAAATGACTCAGAACAAAAAGATTTACTTAGTACAGTTACATTTCCTGTAGATGCAGTTAGGGGACCAGATGTCCTCAAACCTACAAGACTTGACGAAGATGAAGAAGAAGATGAAGAAAAAGCAACAGCAGATGTTTTTGAAACAGTTGCAGAAGCTGAAATGAGAGCAGAACAACTTGGTTGTGAAGGTACTCATACACATGACCACAATGGAAATATTTTATATATGCCTTGTGCTACTCATCAAGAATACGAAAAAATTGTTAATGATAATGGCAACTCTCCAGTAGAATATAGTACAGAAGATATTATTAAGGAAGCATTTAAAACAGCTATGGAAGAATTTGAACAAGAAATTGATATATTAGAAATGGAAGCAGAATCTAAAAAGCCGGGAGACCCAGCAACAAGAAATGCAGGCGGACCTAAAGAACAAGAAGGTGATATTACTAACTTCCCAGATAAAGGCAAAGATATGGCTATACTTCTTAGAAATTCAAAACATAAAGTATTTCCAGATTATGCTTTTGTCAAAAAGATGAAAGATGATTATCCAACTCTTTGGAGAAGAGCAGGTACTGGTGGAAATCCTCCTACAGCTTTCACAGGTAATGATGCTTTTAGATATTGGACTAAGTTTAGAGCCGGAGATAGAGGTACTGCAACGTTAGCTTGGGTAAGAAGAAGAGAACTTTACATGGGTAGACATGCAGGAGATAAACTTCTTAATGGAACAATAGCAATGATGAAATGGGGCGGTATAACTTCAGCTGGACCAACACGTATGAAAGCTATCGTAAGAGAAGCTATGGATAAGATAGACGATAAAAAAAAAATAGCTGAACCAGTCGATAGTAAAGCTCCAGCAGTAACAGTTCCAGCAAGTGTTAAAAAAATACTTTCAGACAAAGTAACTGAACATAATAAAAAATCTCAATACAAAGTTAATTCAAGAATGTTACAAGCAGTTTATCGTAGAGGTGTAGGAGCATATTATTCAAATCCTTCATCTGTTAGAGGTACAGTAACTTCAGCTCGTCAGTGGGGATTAGGCAGAGTTAATGCTTTCCTTAAAGGAGTAAGAGGTAAATTTCCAAGAAGTCCATTTGATTTAGATTTATTACCAGCAGGTCATCCTAAAAAAAAGGGATATAAAGCAGCCAATGTAAAAGTTGGAGATTATGTATCATGGTCTGTTGATAAAAAACCAGACCCACCGTCAATAGTTCACGGTATTGTTGATAAGATAGCTAAATCTGGAACAGTTTCAGCTGGTAACGAGAAGTATGAAGCTACTGAAAGTAAGCCTGTTGCGGTAATGACAGTTTATGCTCAAGTTAACGGAAAACATGTTAAAACAGACCGTAAAGTAGCAAGATATTTCTCACAGCTAAGAATTATTAGTGCTTGGGATAATTAAAAAAAAATACTGTATAATAAAACTTAGAAACGATGAGTAATTATATAAATGCATATAATCTAGGTAAACTTCCAAAAAGAAGTAGAACAATAGAAGAACAACGTCAATGTAAATCTGATGGATGTAGCACTATTATTTCTAAATATAACAAAACAGAACATTGTAATAATCACAGACCAATCAAATATCCAAGAGTCAGAGGAAAACCCTCAAAGTCTGAATAATAAAAAAGTCAATACTTTTCCAACTTAGTTTCAGTTTTTTAGTAAATTGGATAGTGAACACTTTATTTTAAGGATAGGTAATGGAAGAACAAAAAAACGCAGAGTTTCACATCAAAGAAAGTGGAGCTGGAAAAGTTGAGGCAGTATTCTCTGTCTTTAATATGGTAGACTCCGATGGAGATGTCATAGTCAAGGGAGCAGTTAAGTCAGGTTTCCCTAAATCAGGATACGTACCAATGGTATGGTCACATGATTGGAAACAACCTGTAGGAAAAGGTATCATTGAATCTGATGATAACAAAGCCGTTTTCAAAGGTAGTTTCTTTTTAGACACAGAAGCAGGACAAGAGGCGTACAAACTTGTCAAAAATATGGGAGACTTACAACAATGGTCTTTCGGTTACGAAGTTAACGATTCCGAACAAGGTGAGTTCACAAAAGATAGTGAAAAGCAAACAGTTAGATATCTAAAAGATTTATCTGTTTTCGAAGTATCTCCTGTTCTTGTAGGTGCAAATAGGGAAACTTATACTCTAGCTATGAAACATGCAGTACAGCAAGAATCAGGTGAAGTAAAGGATGAAATCAAAATGGATGAAATAGAAGAAGTCTTAGAGGATTCATTAGAAACCGAAAAAGGTCACACGCCAGTGCATACTGTACAACAATCAGTTGGTCAGATTGCAGAAGACCTCAAAGATATTATGGGTAAATTACCAAAAGATATCAATGAGCCACTTCCTAGTTGGTGGGTAGACATGGTCAAAATGACTGCCTCTAAAATAAATAAAGTTCGAGATTACATCGTAGACCCAGCATTTATGGAAACTGACAAACCAATGGAAACAGATGGTTGGATGGACGATGACAAAGATTATGAAGATGACAAAAAAGATGACAACCAAATAGAAAGTGAAGTCAAGAGCTTTACTTTCATAGAACATGTAGAAAATCTCAAAAATGAGGTAGATATGTTCAAAAACCGCGTAATGAGTCTTGCGCTATTACGTGCTGAAAAAGGGAAACGACTAGGTAAAAGTGCTTCAGAAGGTGTAGCTTCTGTTGCTAATACCCTAGAAGATACTTTCCGTGACTTAGACGAATTGCTTAACGAGGATGTTCTTCCGATTCCTGAAGCAGAAGTTGAAGTCGATATAACTGAAGAAGTAACTGAAGTAGAAGAAGTAGAAACTGTAGAAGAAGTAATTTCTGAAACAGAAGAAACTGAATCTGTAGAGGAAACTACTACAGTTGAGGAAGATATTAACTTAGATGAGGAAATCTCAGGTATAGAATCTGAAGAGGCATTCAACCAGTTATTCCTAGACACCCAAGCTGCTCTAGCTAGGACACTTGGGGTAGAAATACAAGATAGCGTAGACGAAGGATAAAACACATGGGCAAACTCAATGAAATGAAAGAGCAAGTTGCGAAAGAACGTAAAGAACTTTCCGACCTGTTCAATTCAGCTGACGTTGCAGACTTAGATGGTGAAAAGAAAACTGAAATCGCTGACAGAACTAAAGGATTAAATTCTTTAGTAGACTCTGTTAACGAACTCGAGAATCTTGAAGCAGAAAAAGCTCGTAACGAAAAAGCTTTAAACTCACTTGAAGCTCCTGTAGACAGCGAAATTCCAGCACAAGCTGGAGCACCAGTTGGTAAAAAATCAATCGGTGAACAATTTGCTGAGTCCCAAGTTCTAGCAGACTATCACGAAAGAGGCGTTAAAGGTATTGACGCTCACATAGACACAACAGCTATGGAGATGAAAACCCTCTTAACAACTACTGGTTATCCACCAGAGTCATTAAGAGCGCCGGGCATTATACAAACTGCAACAAGAAATCCAGATTCAGTTCTCGGACTATTCTCAGTTATAAGTACAAACCAAAACAGTTACCCATACTTGACAGAAAGCACATTCACAAATAACGCTGCGGAAGCAGCAGAAGGTGCAGCTTATGGAGAAGGCGCTTTAGCTTTCACAGAGGCTACAGAGTCAATTAGAAAGTTCTCTGTTTCTTTACCTGTAACTGACGAATTACTATCCGATGTACCTGCAATTCAAGGATATATCGATAGCAGATTGAAATTAATGCTTCAATTAAGATTAGATGGACAATTAATTGCTGGTAACGGTACTGCTCCAAACATCGAGGGTCTCCTTGATGCTGGAAAATCATCCGTTAACGCAATAGACTTCTCAAGCTACTCCGGTACTTTGGGAAGAATTGGCGCAGTGTATGAAGCGATTACTGCAATACGTAATAACGCTTTCCTCGAGCCAGATGCAATTATTATGCACCCAACTGATTGGAATCAAGTAGTAACACAGGTTGGTACCGACTTTGCCGGTGCCGCCGCAGCAGGATATGCAGAAGCATCTCCAGTGTTTGTGTCAGCTGGCGGTTATGGCGCTGGTCCAGCACAAAACATTTGGGGACTTCCAGTAATCCCTACTACTGCAATTTCAGCAGGAACAACCTTAATTGGTAAATTCGGTGGTGGCGTTGCTGCTCACTTAGTAATGAGAGATGGCGTTGATATCGCAGTTAGCGATTCACACGACGACTTCTTTACTAAAGGCAAGATGATGCTAAGAGCTACTATGAGACTCGGCTTCCCTGTTTATAGGCAAGCAGCTTTCACAAAAATAACAAACTTCTAAAGTTAGTTATTTAGTAGAACACTAGATTGAGGGACACTTAGTGTCCCTCTTTCGTTATAATAAAGGTATTATGATTAAATTAGAAAAAGACGTATTTGAAAAAAATGGCGAATATTGGCAAGGCGATGCAGTAGATTGTCCTTGGTCATCATGTGCCAAAGTTGGTAAAAAAGGTATGGAATATTCACAAGATGTAATTGATTCTTGGGGATTAGGCGGAAACAAAGAAAAAGCCAAAAAATCTGCACCTAAAACCAAAGCAAAAAAACCAGTAGAAGATAAGTAAATCTTTATATCCTTATGGATACTGTTGAACTCCAAATAAACATTTGGGTAGATAGTTACACAGGTAATTACATTCTGCAAGAAAAACAACCTACTAGAGGTCTTTTAGTTTATTCCGCAGGTGACACAATCCCCCAAACATCATGTTCAGACTATGGTATCGGAGATGACGGTAATCCTGCCTAGGAGGCAAAAATGAAACCTAAATGTTTAGTGTGTAAGGCACCCCTTAAACACTTAAGTACTAATAAATGGATGTGTGACCAAAATTCAACTATCTGTTCTAACTCATTAAAAATAATATTTATTAGCTTAGAAGAAGAATAGTGTTCGATTCTCGTTCAATGTAGTCTGTGTTCGATTTTCTATCAATGTAGTTTCTAACAGAAGGTAATATAAAAGTATGGCTTTATGTACTAGCGCAGATGTAGAAGGATTCTTAGGATTAAACTTAGCATCAGAAGACGCAACTCAATTAACCGAAAGATATATACCGTACGTAGATGAAATAATAAAAAATTT